ATAGTAGCTCCTTCCCAGGCAGGCCTCAAGAACCTCCTCCGCCAGCTTTATCGCCGCCTCCTTCTCCTCTTCGCTTGTCCCCGATGGCCAGTTCTCGATGTCGTCGGCAGAGATGTAATGACCCTCATAGCCCATTTGAGGCCTCCAAAAAAATATGGATGGAGGCCTTCGTCTATTCTGGATGTCCTAGAACTCTCTGGCCTCCACCCTTGAGTTATCTCGGCTCGCCCTATTCGTGGCTTGCGTCGCCGGTGATTCTCTTCTGCACAGCCTTCATGTAATCGACATACAGGATCTTCGACTCCGCCTCTCCGTTCCTGATTCCGAATCCGGCGTTCATCTCCTCGGTCTGGCTGGGAAGGGCGGTCACCTTCCCCGAAGCCCTCAAGGTTTGCGGCCCGTCTCCGTCGTAAAAGACGAACCATCGGATCGTGTCAACGCCGTCCCAGTGGAATCCGATCCGCCTCCAGGTCAGCTTCTCCGCATCGACTCCCGTGTCGACTTTCTTCTCTGCGCCCCCAGTCATCACGACGAATTGCAGGTCGAGGCTATCGTCTTCCTTCAGGAAGTAGGCGCCCTCGAGGGCGTTTCCCCCAAAATAGGAGACGGAATTCAGAAGCCCGGCCCAGAAATCGCTTTCCAGCGGATCGGAGACCTTGCCCCGGACCTCGAAATACAAGGGATAGCCTTTCGCAAACTTGAAGACCTCCCCCTCGGTGACGATTTCATCGCTGTCATTGTCCGCATTGTCGTTGGTCACCACAAGCACCCCGCCGGGGATGTCTCCGATGTCCTCGGTGGCATTGGAGCTTCCCGCCTCGGTTGTCGTGATGACATAGTGGTCGGCATCCCAGAACCAGAAGTCATCGACGACCCTGAAGCAGTCGATGACGTCCTGGAACCTGAACCAGTCCCACTTGTCGTGGTTGATGTGGTAGTTCAGGAAAAAGGCATCCCTGAAAAACATCTGCGCCAAATCCGTTACGCTAGGGAATTGATCGTCTCTCATTGTCTCCTCTCCTTTAGCATGCGTGCTCAAGGCACCGCAGAAGAACGCAGGCGTCGACGTTCTCGACCTTGAAGTCGGTCTTGATGGTGTAGAACACGTAGGTGCACTCGTCCGCGGCCTTTCTCTCCGACTCGATCTTGATCTCCCGCTGGATTCCCGTTATCAGATTCCCCTTGTGCGTGAGGACCACGTCGGTGTAGATTCCAGCGTCCAGCACCCCGTCCTTTCCGGCGTTGGGGTCGCCCAGCGTGACGGGCATCAGCGGAACATCGATGATTTTCACCTTGCCATAGGCTGTCGGGATCGCGCCTGTGAAAATCCCGTCGCCCAAGGCAGTATTCCTCGCTGAGAGGGCGTCAATGTAGTCCTGGGTCACGAGGTCGGAGTTCAGGAAGGCCATATTGGCCAGGCCGTTCATCGCCTTGTATTTCGAAGGCATCTCCTTCAGGACCTTTCCGTATTTGAATTCCCAGTCGTATGGCGCGGAGGCGTCATGCTCGGCAATCTTGCCGGGGAGATTGAATGGATTGCCGCTCTCCCCGCCTTCGCAGGCGTCAAGGATATGCGCGCTCCCCGTCACCTTGTTGTAATAGGCTTGCCCCGATGCGCTGTGCGTAAGGATATACCGCCACCCGTCAAACAGCCCGCGGATGTCATCGTCGGCGAATCCATTGAGGCCAGCGGTCTCGCTGATATAGCCAGCCTCCTCCAGCTCGTTCTGAATCTTGACAGTAACGAGCTTCATGAGCTGGTTCTTGTATTCGTCCTCGCTCATGGTCTCGGGCAGGTCCTCGAGGTCGTCGTCAAAGATGGTCACGCAGCCGCGGAGCTTCTTCGCCTGGAGCAGAATTTTCTCCTCGACGAACTGCTTCTTGTATTTCCCCTCGTTGAACTTGTCTGACGGATAAAGAAACCGTCCTGTCCCAAAGCCGATTGCCCTGATTCTTTTCTCGGGACGGTTCATCCTTTCGACCCTGGCGAATGCCTTCATCGCTGACTGGTCGAGCATGTAGTCAATGAATCTGTCCGCCTCCTCCGGGTCGAGCGTGATGCTGGGAAGGGAAATCAGGTTGTAGCCCTTTTTGATCCTGAATTTTTCCAGCAATTTTTTCGTTGTGTTCATCTTCTTATTTCTCCTCTATAGGCCCTATGTGGATAGAAGGCCAGAGCTCTTTGTCTCCGCCTTCTCCTTCGCCGTCGTCCTGGCCATCGAGAGACTTTTTGAGCCCTTTGCTCTTTTTGAGGACCTCAACCTCTTCCTCCAGCTTCTTGATTTTATCTTTGAGCTCCTTCTCCTCCTTCTGCTTTGCCAGCTCCAGCTCCTGCCTCTCCTTGTCCTTGTATTTCTTCAATTCAGCCAGCTGGTCCTGGACCTCTTTGGGCAAGCCCGGCTCTCCATCCTTCTTCTCTACTGTTGCCTCGCCAATGAGGCCTTCGATGAGCTCTTTCGCTTTCTTCAGGGCGCCCGCTTCGCCCAGGGCCTGGACGATGAACTCGCGGATTTTCTTGATCTCCTCGAGGGTCGCCTTCGAGAGTCTTGCCCCCATCTTCTCGATTGTCACCTCCTCCTCTCCCGCGCTTTTCTTGGCGGGATAGCCGTAGGAGGCATATTTTCCCAACGTCTTGATGGCCGCGACGGCATCGTCAGGAAGGTCTTCGACAAACTTGTCGAGGGTAGCTAAAGCGCCCTTGATGGCCTTTGCCGCCTCCTCAGAGAGCTCCTTCGCTTTGGCGATGGCCTCGTCTGTCAGCTCCTCCCCGAACCACGATTTCAGAATCTCGACAAACTCTTTTAGCATCGTTCTTCTCCTCTTGACAATATAGAATTTCTTTTTGTTTGCTGCCTCGTCCACCAGGGATATCTCTGAAATGTCTATGTCCCTCAGTTTTCTTGGCACGATAGACAGCCTCCTTGAAAAGATTTTCTGAATTCTTGAATCCCCCTTATTCAGGTTTGGGCATTCTCGAATGGCTAGCAACCGACTTGAGCGTCAAGCGCCTTTTAGGAGGGCCTTGTCCTCAATCGGTTCTACCTGATAAAAGTTACGCATAAAGGTTATACTCCGAGCTTTCGCTTTGTCAAGTATTTTTTTATTCTTTAGGGGAGAATATTTTTTTGGGAAAGGGAAGTGGGGGGCTTTTTCTTTCTTTCTTTAATTCTTTTCTTAATTAAAAATAAAGATAAAGATAAAGATAAAGATAAAGATAAAGAGTTACGCCTGGTTACAACCTGGCTATTTTTATTTTTAACCTGGCTATTTTTATTTTTAACCTGGTTATTTTTATTTTTAACCTGGTTATAGCCTGGTTATAACTTATAGATTTAAAACATGTTATAGAGAGGAAGAATGAAAAAGTAGGCGTTGAATCCTCCAATCCTACGGGAGCCTCATCCTTCGCTTGCCCTTCCTCCCATCGAGAAGCCTGTGAGGCGGCCCTCTTCTATCTCGCGCCAGACATCGTCCGAGGTAATGCGGATCATCAGCCACCAAGAGCCGGCTTTCAACCTCTTTCCCCCTTTGAGGGTATCAACCTCGGGCTGGAAGCATTCGAGAACAGGAAACGAGTATTCCCGGCCCTTGTGCATTACCTTGATCCGCTTCGGGTCTGCAAAATACCGCTTCTCCATGAAGCGATACATCGCCTTCGTGATCTCCTCGACATCGGCATAGTCTCCCTGCAAGTCGAGAGTGTCAGGCTCATAGACGACGCCCCCCACAATCTTCTCTTTCTTCTCGACCTTCAGGAAATTGAAGAAAAGGCCTTTTTTGAGGTGGTCGCTGTCCTCCAGTTTTCTGACCATCCAGACCCTCTCGCCCTCAGCCACAGGCACCCAGCCCCAGAGGTAGTTTCCATCGAAATACTTGCCCCCCGAGAAATGGAACTTGTAGGCGTGAGGCCGCGCCTCCGTGCCTCCGGAGACGGAGTAGAGCTCCCAGGCGAACTTGTCGATCCTGAGCATCGCCCCATACTTGTTGGCCGTTGCTCCGGGCGTGCCGGGAGAGAAGACCTCGGGTGTTCGAGCACCAGCCTCCATCCACCCCAGAGGCCCTTGGATGGAGCCCTCGCCAGGCTCGCCCTTGTGGGGCGTCTTCCATTCCGAGCGGAGGCTCTCATCCTGCGTCCTCAATTTCTCCAGCTTCTCCAGCCCCCCCAGGTTTCCGATGAAGACCTCATTGCCTTCCCAGAAATTCTCTCTCCCCCTTCTCAGCCTCATATCAAGATGAACTGCCTTATTTCCGAGGACGCCAAAAAGGAGGTTTTTCAACTTTGCGGGGTCTCGGGAGGCAGCGAGAGGACGCCCATCCAAGGCCTTCAGCTTGTTCGCCTCGTCCTCATCGAGGCCCATGATGTGGAGCTGGGCGACGCCCTCGCCTGAGTCGGCCTCCTTGAACGAGATTTTGGAGGACTGCTCGGCCTTGGTGGTGCGGCGGAGCCGAGAGAGGGCAAGCGCCTGCTCCCTAGTCGTCAGCGCGGTGCCCGCGGGCTTGAGGGAGCGGACAATCGGATTGTCCCATGAGAACTCCCCCTCCCCTCTTACTCCGTATTTCACTTCGGCGACGGCCACCTC